ATGGGGGATGCCCTGCTGCGGGTTGATGACCAGTTGAATAAGCGCAGAGAAAACCAACCCCGAAAGGAAACCCCTAAAGAATGATTCAAGATTTCGCACGCGTATTGCGCGAACAAATACGCACCGACATGAACAACTACGCAGATGACTGCGCTGGGGGTGCGTGTCGCACTTTTGAAGAGTACCAAAAACTTTGCGGGATCATCCAGGGTCTGGCCATCGCAGAGCGTTACATCATTGACCTTGCAAAGAAAGTTGAACAATCCGATGAGTGAACTCGTACTTGAACCGGGGCAATTTGCCCTGCCTGAAGCAATCCAGCCCGTCAATGCCCCGGCAGAAGACGCAGAAAACGACGAGAAAGCAACCATGCTGCCAGAGCCGACAGGCTGGAAGCTGCTGTGTGCGGTGCCAGACATCTCTGAAAAGATTGAAGGTACTGAACTCGATCTTGTAAAGCCTGGAACCTACATGCGCCAAGAAGAACACGCCACAACTGTTCTGTTTGTGCTCAAGGTCGGCCCTGACGCATACAAAGACACTACCAAGTTCCCCGCAGGCGCGTGGTGCAAGGCAGGAGACTTTGTATTGGTACGTACTTACTCGGGTACGCGCTTCAAGATTTTCGGTAAGGAGTTTCGCTTGATAAATGACGATCAAGTCGATGCTGTTGTGCAAGACCCTCGCGGGTTAACCCGCGCTTGATGGAGTAGACATGGCTGAACAATACAAGTTCCCAGACGAACTGGACGACGAAAAGACCTCCCAGGTCAATGTGTCTGTGGAGGACGACGGCGACGTAGAAGTTGAAGTCATTGACGACACCCCCATCCAAGACAGAGGCCGCAAGCCCTTGGAACGGGAGGTGGAAGACCCCACGGACGACGAAATTGAAAACTACTCCGATAAAGTCAAAGGGCGCATCAAGGAGTTAACCCACGCACGCCACGACGAGCGCCGGGCCAAAGAAGCCACCATGCGCGAGAAACAAGAACTCGAGCGACTTACACAGCAACTCATCAACGAGAACAAACAGTTAAAACAATATGTTTCAACTGGCACAGAACAGTACGGCAATATGGCTAAGAGTGCGGCGGAAGCCGAGCTGGACAAAGCCCGTCGCCAGTACAAGGATGCCCAGGAAGCGTTTGACACTGATGCCATCATTGCAGCCCAGGAAGCAATGACCGACGCCAAGTGGAAGTTGGAGCAAGCAAAAAGTTTTCGCCCACCCCCTTTACAAACCGAAGAATATGCGGTACAAACGCGTCAAAGCGCACCCGAACAAGCGCAACCAGACGAAAAAACCCTGCGCTGGCAGGCAAAAAACCAGTGGTTTGGTTCAAACGGGTTCGAAGAAGTCACCAGCTACGCACTAGGGCTGCATCAAAAGCTAGTCAACAACGGGGTAGACCCCCGCAGTGATGATTATTTCGAGCACATTGATGCTCGCGTGAAGTCGAAGTTCCCCGAAGTTTTCGGTGGTGCAGAAGACAAGCCAAGGTCGGGAGATTCCCCAAAACGACCTGCTGCCGTTGCAGCATCCGCGACCCGTTCGTCGGGTGCCAAGAAAATCCAGTTAACTCATACCCAAGTAGCATTGGCAAAAAAGTTTGGATTAACCCCGCAGCAGTACGCTGCTCAAGTAGCTAAATTGGAGAGTCAAAATGGCTGAAAACCGTACCAATCGTGACCTAGTGTCGCGCGAAAAACAAGCTCGATACGTGTATACACCTTCGAGTGCTTTGCCCGATCCAACACCTCAACCGGGAGTGGAGTTTCGCTACGTTGCGACACACATTCTGGGACAGGCGGACCCTACCAACATGTCGCGTAAGCTGCGTGATGGCTGGGAACCAGTGAAGGCAGAAGACCATCCAGAATTGATGATTCCGGGCAGTCCTCAGACGGGTAATGTGGAAATTGGTGGCCTCATGCTATGCAAGATGCCTACCGAACGCCTGCAAGCCATGACTGAGTACTACTCCCGGCAAGCACAAAACCAGATGGACTCAGTGGACAATCACTTCATGCGAAACAATGACCCGCGTATGCCGCTGTTTGCTGACCGCAAGTCAACAAGCACCAGAGGAAACGGGTTTGGTTCTGGTTCTAAATAAAGGAGTTTTTAATGGGATACCCCACCGTTGATAAGACGTACGGTTTCAAGCCACTCAACCGATTGGATGGACTACCTTACGCCGGAGCGATCCGTCAAATCCCCGTTGCGCCAGCTTACGCTACCGCAATTTTGAATGGTGACACTGTACAAGTGAACACTAGCGGCTATCTTGTCGCTGGTAGCACCACTGATACGGGTACTAACGTCGGTGTGTTGGTCGGTTGTCAGTACGTTAACAGCCAAGGACAGACTGTCCAAGGTCAGTACTACCCGGCTGCTTTGTCTACTTCCACCGCCATGGCTTTTGGCTATGTTGTGGATGACCCCAACGCAATCTTTAAGGTTGTTGCAACCAACGGTCAGACCACCGTGCCCAACGCGTTCACCCGAGCAATTGTTGGTTCTAACGTGGCGATCTCTGTTACTACTGGTAACACCACCACTGGCGATTCGTACTATGGTATTGACGGCACTTCTGCCGCCACGACCAATACGTTGCCTGTTCGTGTAATTGATGTTGTGCCTGATACTGCTACCGGCCCCGCTGGTGTAGCTGCCACGACCTATTACGAGTTCTTGGTCAAGTTCAACTTGCACCAGTACACTAGTACCACTGGCGTCTAAGGAGTAATCTAAAATGGCAATTTCACGCGCACAACTACTTAAAGAGCTGCTCCCAGGTTTGAACGCTTTGTTCGGTTTGGAGTATTCCCGTTACGGCGAAGAGCACAAAGAAATCTACGAAACTGAGAAATCAGAGCGTAGCTTTGAAGAAGAGACCAAACTGGCTGGCTTTTCTGCTGCTCCCGTCAAAAACGAGGGTTCCGCCATTGCGTACGACAATGCTCAAGAGGCATTTACCGCACGTTACAACCACGAAACCATTGCTTTGGGTTTCTCAATCACTGAAGAAGCGGTTGAAGATAACTTGTACGACAGCCTGTCTGCTCGTTACACCAAAGCCTTGGCCCGTGCAATGTCGTACACCAAGCAGGTCAAAGCGGCTTCTGTGCTCAACAACGGCTTCAGCTCCAGCTACCTCGGTGGCGACGGCGTGGCTTTGTTCAGTACGGCTCACCCCTTGATCTCTGGCGGCACCAACAGCAATCGCCCCTCCACCAATGCTGATTTGAATGAGACTTCGTTGGAAAACGCAGTTATTCAGATCGCCGCTTGGACGGATGAGCGCGGCCTGTTGATCGCAGCCAAGCCCCGCAAGTTGATTATTCCGCCTGCTCTGATGTTCGTTGCTACTCGTTTGTTGGAAACCAGCCTCCGCGTTGGCACTACCGACAACGACATCAACGCGTTGAAGAACAACGGTTCAATCCCTGAAGGCTACACCGTCAACCACTTCTTGACCGACACCAATGCCTGGTTCCTGACCACCGACGTGCCCAACGGCTTGAAGCATTTTGAACGCACCCCGCTGTCTAACAGCATGGACGGCGACTTTGACACGGGCAACGTCCGTTACAAGGCGCGTGAGCGTTATAGCTTCGGCTGGTCTGATCCCTTGGGAGTCTTTGGCTCTCCTGGTTCGACCTGATGAAATGGGGGGCCTTGTGCCCCCCTTTCTTTTGGTGTATATTGCTCTCATTCCGGGAAAACCGGTGTATCAAACAGTCCCGGCTGACTGTCATGCAAGATTGATACGCCTTAACGCATGGAGAATTGATTATGGGTTTCGCTACTCACCTTGGCCCCTGGTTGTTGGGCACCACAAAAAACACAACTGGCACTACTGCCGCTACAACCCGTAACACTGGCTGTACAGTTGTTTCTCAATCTGTTGACGTCGTGTACGGCACATTGACTGGAAATGCTATTTCCATTCCTGCTGGCTCACAGATCGTTGATATCAAAGTCGTAACGACTACCGTATTTAGTGCGGCAACAACTCTTAAACTATCTAACGGTGGAACAGACTTCACCACTACAGGAACGATTACCAGCGTTGGTAGCGTGACTTTGGGCGCTAATTCAAGTACCCCAGCCTTGTGGTTGAACACTGGTTCTACTGATGCATTCATCACTTACACAATGGCAGGCACTTCCCTGTCTACTGGTGCTGCAACAATCATCATCAGTTACGCTGTGCGTGATTCAAGCGGTAACCAAGCACAACCTGCTTCACAACAGTAATTGATCTTGGGGGCTTCGGCCCCCGCTTTTTAAAGGATTGATTATGAATCAGACACCTGTTAAACAAGCGCACCTAAACGGTAGTGGCTTTTTGGTGCTTGGGCGCAACCGTATCAGAGCCATCTCTTTTACTGGCACTTCAACTGCCGGTTTTTTGGCTATGTTTGATACGACAACTGCACCTGTAACAACGGGAACCTACGGGCGTTCGGGTACAACCGTAACTGTGACGCAAACTGCACACGGCTTTACAAGCGGCGATATGATTGGTATTGACTTTGCCGCAGGCACAGGTGGTACGGCAACCAACGGCAACTACGCTGTTACTGTTTTAACCTCAAGCACTTTTACAGTCACAGACATCAACACAGGGTCCATCACGGCTGGTGCAGCAATGGTGTACTCAAGCAAATGGCTGTTGAGTTACGACGTGACGGCTTCTGATACTTTTAACAACGCACCTTTTATTCCTGAAGACGGGGTGTTAGTAGTGAACGGTGTCTACGCCTATTTGTCCAACGTAGCTGCATGCAATATCTACTATGGCTGAAATCAAACAAGCATCTCTGTCGGGCCGTAAGCTGTTCATAGGCATCCCATGCTATGACGGCAAGGTCAACATCAAGACTGCGTATGCCCTGGCTCAATTGATGCCGGAAGCTATGCGGCTTGGTATTGCCATTACGCTCTCAGACATTTCAAACTGCTCCATCATTACGTTAGCGCGCAATTCGCTGGTGGCTGAATTTTTGAAAACTGACTGTACAGACCTGCTGTTTATTGATGCGGATGTGGTGGTTACGCCCGATGACATTCTGCGGCTGCTGGCGCAAGGCGGCAACAAGGACATCTCTGCTGGGGCATACCCACGCAGAGCGCGTGACAAGAAGTTCTTTACAGACCTGTATTGGGATGAGAACGAGGACTTGGAGTTTGACGGCTCTTTGATGCGCGTCAAGCGCGTTGGCACTGGGTTCATGCTCATTCGCCGCCATGTGATTGAAGAGATGATTGCGGCCCACCCTGAGTGGTCTTACACAAACAATGTGACCGGGAACAAAGTCTCGGCCATCTTTGACTTTGCCATTGTGGATGACAGATATGTTGGCGAAGACTATTTGTTCTGTGACCGTGCAACTGAGATGGGATTCAAGGTCTACATTGATGTAGACATCAGCCTGCCGCACATTGGCAGTGAAACATTCACAAACAATTTTCGTGAAGAAGTTGTTGTTCCCTTGCTAGAGGGGATAAGACGGTCACGGTTGGAAGTGGTAAATGGCTAAGAAAAAAGGTCCTTCCCTTGCAATTGGTCGCGGTGAGAAGCTACCTGCTTCCAAGGGAGCGGGCTTGACTGCCAAGGGCCGCGCCAAGTACAACGCAGCAACAGGGAGTAACTTGAAAGCTCCACAACCACAGGGCGGCAAGCGCAAAGATTCGTTCTGCGCACGCATGAGTGGTATGCCCGGCCCCATGAAAGACGAGAAGGGCAAACCAACTCGGAAAGCCGCTTCACTAGCAAGATGGAAATGTTGACATGAACCATGACGTAAAAACAATGACCGACGGCGCTGCCATAGTAATGGGCCTTGGTGGCTTCTTAGGGTGGATGACGCCTGTGGTGACACTTATTGGCGGCGTGTTGACCATCGTGTGGATGGTTATTCGCATCTGGGAAACTGATACCGTACAACGGTGGGCGTATAAAGATGCCGTCAACAAGTAAGAAACAACACAATTTCATGGAAGCGGTGGCCCACAATCCATCGTTTGCCAAGAAAGCAGGAGTCCCGCAATCCGTGGGCAAAGATTTCAGCAACGCCGATAAAGGCAAATCTTTTAAAAGAGGTGGTGATATGGCAGGCAAAATGAACCCTGGTTTTATGGCAATGATGGCCAAGAAAAAAGGCATGCAAGAAGGCTCTAAAGCCGACATGGCATCTGACAAAAAACAGATGATGGGCATGAAAAAAGGCGGCATGGCTGTTAAGAAAATGGCTGCTGGCGGCTTCACCCGTGCGGCTGATGGCATTGCTCAAAAAGGCAAGACCAAGGCCAAACAAATCAAAATGAACAAGGGCGGCATGGCCTGCTAAACGCATGAGACCCTCACGCGGGATGGGAGATGTAGCCCCCTCCAAAATGCCCAAAGCCAAGACGATCACCCGCAAAGATGATCCGAACAAGGTGACTGTGTACAAAGAAGGCGGCAAAGTAAATGCCGCTGGAAATTACACAAAGCCTAGCTTGCGTAAACGGATTGTGGCGCAACCCAAAAGCATCGCAAAGAAAACAGCGGGGTTCAGATAATGGCTGAAAAATGGATTCAGAAAGCGATCAAGAAGCCCGGCGCACTGCGTGCGTCTCTTGGTGTTAAGGGCGATAAGCCCATTCCCGCTGGTAAGCTGACCAAAGCGGCCAAAGCCCCTGGCAAAATGGGCCAACGTGCGCGTCTTGCGCAAACCTTAAAAAAGCTGGGATAACACTATGGCAGGCGGCGCAGGCAATGTAGGCGGTTCAGGCGGCTATGGGCAACAACCCATGGGCAACGCATCTGCGCAGCCCTATGATCCAACGGGGGGTGCCCCACACCAATCGACAAACCAAAGCAATTTTGGCCAAGGGATGAACACGATGTTTGGCGGCAGCAGCCCGTTTGGCATGCAGCAACCCCAGCCGTATGGCATGCAGCAACCCCAGCCGTATGGCATGCAGCAGATGCAAAGCCCGTTTGGTGGGCAGCAAATGGCCCTGTTAGGAAGCCCAGGCTACGGGATGAATCAATTTCAGCAGCAACAAATGCCGCAACGGCAGGACATGAGCTCAATGGGACAACTTGGCGCTCCCAATCAAATGGCACAGCCTATGCCCCAGCAAGGGGGCCAGCGCCCTGCGTATATGGACAACCCCGACTTCCAAGCGTACCAAAAGCAGGAGCAAGACCTTGGGCGGCAGATGAACGAGTACATGCAAAAAGCCCCCATGTACCAGCAGATTCAAGACTTGCAGGGCAAGATGCGTGGGTTTCAACAGCCGCAAGGGCAGATGGGCGACACAGGATTCAATAGAGCCATGCCTGCGGTAATGCCGCAGCAGCCCGACCCTCGCATGGCAGAGGCATTCGATGATTCTGGCATGGGCCGTGGCGGCTATGGTGGTCGTGGCGGTTATGGTGGCGGCTACGGCGGCGGTCGTGGTGGCTACGGCGGGCGCATGGGTGGTGGTGGGTACGGCGGTCAAATGGGTGGTCAAATGGGTGGTCAAATGGGGCTGCAAGGCTTGGCGTCGATGTTGCAAGGGCGTCGTGGAGGGTTTGGTGGGCAGCAAGCTGTTCCCCAAATGATGGACGAGTTCTACTGATATGGCAGTCACCTCTGGACAATCAGGCTTTAACCTTGACCTCACCGAGTTGGTCGAGGAGGCATTTGAACGTGCGGGTTCAGAGATGCGCACGGGGTATGATTTGCGAACTGCGCGGCGGTCTCTTAACTTACTGTTTGCTGACTGGGCCAACCGCGGCGTCAATATGTGGACGTTTGAGCAGGGCACGATTACCCTGACACAGGGGCTGAACACCTACGCTGTTCCAACGGATACCGTTGACTTACTTGACCATGTGATCCGCACCAATGCCAACATCCTGTCCAACCAAGCGGACTTGACAATCACGCGCATCAGCGTCTCAACTTACGCCACCATCCCCAACAAACTCAACCAGGGTCGCCCCATTCAGGTCTGGTATCAACGCCTGGACGGACAGGTGGCCACCACCACTTCAACGTTTGTGTCGCAAGACTTAACGGCGGCAACAATTACGCTGAATTCAGTTGTGGGGCTCCCAGCCATTGGGTACGTGGACATCGTGGCCACAGGCGGCATAGAGACGGTGTTCTACAACTACATCTCGGGCAATACCCTGAGTAACGTGTTTCGTGCACAAAACGGCACAACCCAACAGACACCTACGGCGGGCAACCCCATTCGCATCAACAACGTGCCCCGTGTCACGGTGTGGCCCACACCTGATGGCTCTCAGACCTACCAGTTTGTCTACTGGCGCATGCGCCGGGTGCAAGATGCTGGCGGTGGCGTGAACGTCATGGACGTGCCTTTTCGGTTCGTTCCCTGCATGGCAGCAGGGCTGGCTTATTACATTGCGCTCAAAGTTCCTGGCGGCATGGATCGGCTGGGGGTACTTAAACAGCAATACGACGAAGCCTGGATGACGGCTGCGGATGAAGACCAAGAACGTGCAGCCCTGCGGCTTGTGCCCAGGCAGATGTTCATTGGGGGTACGTAATGGGTAACAGGTTTGCGTCTGGCAAGAATTCAATTGCGGAGTGCGACCGTTGTGGGTTCCGTTTCAAATTGACCACGTTGCGCAAAGAAGTTGTCAAGACCAAGGTATATGATCTCAAGGTGTGCCCCCAATGTTGGGACCCGGATCAGCCACAATTGCAACTGGGTATGTACCCGGTGGATGACCCGCAGGGCATACGAGACCCCCGGCCCGACATCAGCTACAAAGTGTCTGGCCGCACAGGTTTGCAGATTGTGTTGACCAACAGTTCGGCGGCTGATGCGCAAGGCGTTCTCAGCGGGGGCAGTCGGATTTTTCAGTGGGGATGGATACCCGTTGGGGGTTCTTCGTTTTTTGATGCACCTTTAACACCAAATAACTTGGTTTTGGGCGTGCAATTGGGTACAGTCACGGTCAGTGTAACTTAGGAGCAGACATGGACAAAGCAGATTTAAAACAAGACAAAGCCCTCATCAAGAAGGCTTTCAAACAGCACGACAAACAAGAGCACAAGGGCGGCAAAGGCACCATGCTCAAGCTTAAAAAAGGTGGCCCTACGTCTGAAGATCGTATGCGACAAGGACGTAATATGTCCCGCGCAATAAATCAAGGGAGCAAATAATGGCTAAATTCAGCATGAAACGTAACGGTAAAGAAGTCGGCCCAGCCAGCGTCTACGCAGAACCGCACACCATGAGTGGCAAAGCTCTCAGCATCAACAGTGTTGGCAAATACCAGACTGACCCCAACACCATGAGTGCAGTTGAGTCTACCCCCGGTGGTATGCCTGCACGACGTGTTTCTATGGGTAATCCAGCCCGCGATGATGTTAAAACAGACGGTATCAAAATCCGTGGTACTGGCGCGGCTACTAAAGGTCTGATGGCCAGAGGCCCGATGGCATGAACTACACCGAGTTGTACAACACAATTCAGTCGTACACCGAGAACCAGTTTCCCGATGTGTACCTTGCGAGTGGGAGTACTGTGTCTGCAACGACACAGATCAATACTTTCATCACGCAAGCTGAACAACGTATATACAACTCGGTTCAGTTCCCGTCGCTGCGCAAGAACGTAACCGGGTTCACAACCACAAGCAACAAGTACTTGGCTTGTCCGTCTGACTTCTTGGCAACGTACTCAATGGCTGTGATTGCGGCTGATGGTTCGTATGAGTACTTGCTAAACAAAGATGTGAACTTCATCCGTCAAGCGTACCCCCAGCCCACCGATACAGCGGCCCCGAAGTACTACGCACTGTTTGGCCCTTCGTACACTAACAGTGCTGAACTGTCATT